TGGAAGAAATAATTAAAAGGAGAATATATGGCATTTGTACACGGTAAAGATTCAGTTTTCAAACTTGATAACTCAGGTGGGTCATTAACTGACATCTCAAGCTATGTAAACAATGTTGATTTTCCTGAAACAAGTGATGTAAGCGAAACAACTACGCTAGGAAGTGCAGGAAATTCAAAGACTTATATCGCAGGTCTAAAAGACGCGACAATTGGATTGTCAGGTCTTTGGGATAGTACTGCTGACGCTATATTCGGTGCAGTTGTTGGACAATCAGCAACTCTATCTTTTGAATATAGCCCTGAAGGAACTGGTAGTGGCAACGTTAAATATACTGGAGAAGCAATTTTGACTTCTTATGCCATATCAAGTCCCGTAGGAGATGTCGTGGGATATTCTGCCGATATGCAAGTTTCAGGTGCAATCACAAGAGCAACACATTAATAAGTAAAAAGGAGAGCTAGACGTATGGCTAAAATTTTAAACTTAGATGACATTAAGTCATTACCTGATGTGCCAACCAAAACTATTGATATTCCACAATGGAATGTCTCTATTAAAGTAAAAGGCATATCTAAAAAAATGCAAATCGAATTAGGTCGATTAATCAATGGCGAACAAACAGACGCTTTTGATTATCAAAAAGCACTTCTAATAGCAAGTGTGGTAGAGCCTAAGTTAACCGAAGAATCAATAGATGAACTGTATGAAAAAGACGCAACAGTTATTGATTTAATATTTGCAGAACTTAATACACTTAACGGTGTAGGAAGCGAGATTGAGTCGGCACTAGCCGAAGATTTCAAAAGCTAACCCTGATTTAGTATTTCAGTTCAGATTAGCTCGTGACCTAAGAATGACAGTTGGCGAATTGCGAACTAAAATGTCATCATTAGAGTATTCTCAATGGGCTACATACTACTATGTAGAACAACAAGAGAGGAACAAACAACGAGCTATGGCAGAAGCAGAAGCTAAGAAAAGGAAACAACGATAATGGGTAGTTCAAATATCCTAATTAAACTTGTCCTAGAAGGATTTACAAAAGCTAAAGCCCAAATGAATCACTTGGGCAAATCAACAGATGACTCATCAGGGAAATTAAATAAGTTTGGTACAGTAGCTAAAGTTGGTGCTATTGCCGTTGGTACAGTCCTTGTTAAAGCCTTAGCAAGTGCTACAAGAGAGTTCATAGAGTTCGAGGATAAACTCAACCAGTCTCTTGCCATAATGAAAACAACAGAAGAACAACAGATTGCTATGGGCAGGTCTGCTAGACAAGTTGCAATAGAGACTAGAGTAAGTGCTGATGAATCAGCAGAAGCGTTCTTCTTCCTAGCGTCAGCAGGTTTAGACGCTGAACAATCCATACAAGCATTACCACAGGTTGCAAAATTTGCTCAAGCAGGTATGTTTGATATGGCTCTTGCTACTGACTTAGCAACTGACTCTCAGTCTGCATTAGGACTAACAGTAAAAGACGCTCAACAAAACTTAGAAAACTTAACAAGAGTTACAGACGTACTTGTAAAAGCTAACACATTAGCAAACGCTTCTGTACAACAGTTCTCAGAAGCTCTTACAAACAAAGCAGGTGCTTCTCTTAAGGTTGCTAATAAATCTATTGAAGAAGGTGTAGCAGTCTTATCAGCTTTTGCAGATAGAGGTGTTAAAGGTGCAGAAGCAGGCGAGAAGTTAAACCAGTTACTTAGAGATATACCTAGAGCAACTGCAAAGAATAAAGAGGAGTTTGCAAAACTTAACCTACAAATGTTTGACTCAGAAGGCAAGTTGCTTAATGTTGCAGACTTAGTAGAGAACTTAGACTCAGTATTATCTCCAATGTCTGATGAACTTAAAGCAAGTACATTAGACCAGTTAGGTTTAAATCGTGGTGTAGCTGACGCAGTTAAAATATTATCAGGTGCAGGAAATCAAATAAGAGAGTATGAATCTGCTCTTAATGACGCAGGTGGTACAACTCAAGATGTTGCAGACAAACAAGTTACATCTTTACAAGGTCAGATAGATATATTATCTTCTAAATTTACAGAAGTTGGTTTAGTTCTAATAGATAGTCTTAAACCTGCTTTAGAAGGAACAATAGGTTTCTTTGATAAATTACTCTCAAGCATACTTAGTGTTATAGACCCACAGTCAGACTTCAACAAAAAGATTGAAGAAGGCAAACGTATTATGGAAGAACAAGGACTTGCAATTAAGAAGTCTGACCAAACATACGACAAATATACACAAACAGTAGAGGTAGCCGAAGCAACTAATCAAGACATCATTGATTCATATAAAGAGATGACAGACTCAATTAGATTCCAAGAAGCAGTACAAAGAGACTTGATTGCTAACACACACGAACTAGATAGAGAAACAGGTAACTTAAATAACACCAAAGAAGAATCAATCGAACTTACTCAGGAAGAAATAGAATCAGAGAAGCAACTTACTAGGGATAGAGCAACGGCAGGATTAGACGCACTTAGAAGCCTTAATGACGCTTATCAAAATCTTAGAGATATAGAAGAAGATAGATTAGACCTAGTAGATAAAGAAGCTAAAGCGTTAACTAATCTTAATAAAGCAAATAAAGATTTAGAAAAAGCTAATAGTAAAGTTGAACAAGCTAAACAAGATTTCAACAGAGTATCAGGGCTTGGTGCAAAGGTTACTAATGAAGAAGCCCTAGCGATTGCACGACAAAGAGAACAAATATCAGAACTTGAAAAAGTAGAAGAAAAGTCTGAGATACAGAAACTTCAACTTGCAGTTGCAAGAGAACGCTTAAATGAATTAATTGAACAATCAACTGCTATCTCAAGAGAAGAAGAACAAGCCTTAAGAGATATTGAGAGAGCAGAAGAAGATGTTATCAAACAAACTGAGAAACTCAGAGAAGCACAAGATGATTACAGACAATCACAAGAAGATTTAGCTAAGGCAACTGCCAACTCTACTGAGAACATCTTAGAAATGGCTCTAGCAAAGGCAGAGCTTGACTCAGCTTTAGAAGATTTAAAGTCAGCAGAGAAGTTTAAAGACGGTATAAATGAAATAGTTAGATTGATTGGTGGAGACCTAGACACCTTGACGAATCAATTTAATGCTTTATTTAATCTCTCAGGACGTGAGATTGGTAATCAAGGCTTACCACCAACAGAGAATAAAGTTATAGATGACATAGTTGAAGCAGTTGATAATGATAAGATTGCACCGACAACACCACCGAGAAAATTTAATAGCTTAGGTGTACAAGAGTTTGCAAGTAGTCTTGACCCACTAACACAAGGAGTAATAGGAACTGGTGGTGGAAGTAATACCGTTATAACAGTTAATACAGGTGCTTTACTTGGTAGTGATGATGACGTAGAGAGAGCCGTTATAACTGCTCTTGAACAAGCAAAGCGTAAAGGTATAACAGTAGCTTTATAATGAGTGCTAATTTCGATTCCAATGTATCTCTAACACTACAAGTTGCTTTTGATTCAGAGCCATTTGATGAGTCACAATCATATACAGATATAACAACTTATCTTAGAGCTTTTACAACTAGACGAGGTAGGCTTAATGAGATTGGAGAGTTTGTTGCAGGTACAATGAGCTTCTCAGTATCAAACGCTGACAATAGATTTAACCCTAACAATACTTCTAGTCCTTATTATGACTCAGGTAACGCAAGAACAAAGATACAACCACTTAAAAGAGTGCGTATGTCTGCTACTTATGATTCATCAACCTATGTTATTTATGAAGGTTTCTTACAATCTATTCCTGTAAAGTTTATCTCAGAAGGTGCTGACTCTATTGTTACCTTCACTTGTGCTGACGCATTCAAGATATTTCAGTCTGCTCAGTTGGACGGTATTGGTTGGCGTTTAGGTCAAGCAGGTTTCTCAGAGTTAGGAAATTCCACAAGATTAAGTTATGATGACACGCAGGAATTATCTTCTGCAAGAGTTACAAGAATCTTAGACTCTATTGGTTTTCCAAGTAACAGACGAGATGTTCTTACTGGTACAAAACAAGTTATTGTGCAACCAATATCAACAAATGTTCTTACAGGATTAAGAGAATGTGAAGTAGCAGAGAATGGACAATTCTTTATTTCTAAAGACGGTAAAGCAACGTTTAGAAATAGAGATTATAAACTATCAAATACAAAAGCAGTCAATGTACAGGGTACATTTAGTAATGACGGTAGTAACTTACCATACACAAATGTCTCTACTTCCTTTGATGACAACGAGATTATCAATGTTTATGAGTGGCAGAGAAGTGGTGGAACGACACAATACAAAGCTGACGCTGATTCTGTACTTAGATATAGACCTAAAGAGAGTACAAAGACAACAATTAACATTAATGATTCTGATGTTTTATCAATTATTGAGCAGAAGATTGCTGAGACTTCCTTACCAATTTTAAGGATAGATACCTTATCTGTTAATCCTAGAGACAATACTTCTCTTTGGGAACAAGTTTTAGGACGAGAGTTCGGAGATAGAATATCTGTTAAGATAGTTAATGTTGACGGTAGTAGCTTTACTGATGAACTTTGGATAGAATCAATAACGCATACTGTAAACGCTAGTAATCAAAGTTGGGATTGGACTGCAACGTTAAGTCCAGCAGGTAGCTCGGCTTGGATATTAGGACAAGCGAAACTTGGAGAAGGAACAAGGTTAGTTTATGCTTAGTAAAAAGGAGAATTTATAAATGGCAGGCTTTAAAGTTTGGACAACAGGAGACTTAGTAAACGCTTCTGATTTTAAC